TTACTGCGAAAGTTTGTTAATGGAAAGGTAGCCGCCAAAATTGCCGACGTTATTGCGGAACTTGCAACCACTCAGGCATTTGCTGCATTTATCCTTCGTGATATCGGACGTTGGCTGGTCATATTCATCCGCGACCGCCGGGCCATCATAACCGCACTCATCGCCGCGGTAGATCCAGGTGCAGGTGTTGGCCAGCATGATGCGCCCCGGAAAAACAGCACCATCCGTTTCCGTCGGTGTGGACAGCACAAAAGAGGCACTGACCGCGCTCAGTTCGCTGCACTGTTCGATGCGCCAGCGGCTGATCACCTCCTGCTCCGGATCGGCGTCACTGTTTCCGTTGACGAAGTTCACCGCATCCAGAAAACGGGCGTAAACCTTACGCCGGACCACCGTTCCGCCGACCAGACTCTGCAGATCTTCCGCCATCCCGGTGACCATGCCGTACAGATTAGAGACTTTAAGCGTTGGCCTTGCACTGGCTCCTTTGCCGTTCATCTCAAATCCGCTTCCCTGAATGGGATAAGCCTGATACTGCCGCCCCTGCCAGGTGACTGGTTCACCTTTTTCGTTCTGCTCATTACAGAAGAAATAACGATCTCCGCCGACTTCTGTCAGATCAATTTCCCAGAGCACGACCAGCGCGGATTGCTCCGTTTTAGTGCACTCATTGAGTGTTTCCTGCTGTATATCCTGCATCAGTGAGTGACCTCTTCAAAGGTACAGTTAAAATCGGTATACATGGTATTATCCGAAATGCTCCACTCCCTGCAGACAACCCGGACAGTCCTGTTGTGTTTTGGCGGACGCCACAAAAAAGCACGAATCCCGGCATGACGGGATAAAAAACTGTCCAGCGCGGCACGGGAATATTCATCTGTGACACGAAATACCGGTTTAAACGTTTTCAGATCCGCATTCAGACCACCAGCCCGTCGCTGTTCATATCCGTCACCAAACTTTACCGTAATAACTGATGGCTTTCGTGTCGTCTCCATCCCCTCACGGGGGATCCAGTTAAAAACTTCAGGCTCAGGCACTGTACAATCCTCCATCCCGACGCGATGACTGCATAATTGACACAACCCTGCTGTCGATCAGATCCACCAGTCCCCTGACTGAGCGCGCATCTATCTCGCCATTGCTCCCTTGATTCTGAATGCTGATGTGATACACGGGAGAATAAACAAATCCACCGCCACCATTCACATTTCCAATGGCCCTGACCCCAAGAGAGCCGTCCGCTGCCCGTGTCAGTGGCATGATTGCTTCAGGCCCGGCCTCGCCCATCAACCCGGCACCTTTCGCAAAAGCAAAATACGTCGGTGTATCCACAATAGTGTTACTGTAAGCACTCAGATTTGCCGATGTGTAAACACCACCTTTTGCGTTTGCCACTGCCCCCGAAATCCATCCGCCGACCGTACCAAGCCACCCTCCGGCACCGGAGAGTGATTTCAGTCCGTTAACAATGGCTGCATTCATCAGAATTTTTGAAACTTCCCGGAGAACTGAACTCCCCCAGTTCCTCCAGTCCACAACATTCCCGGCCAGTGCATCGGAAATATTTGATACCAGCCCGTCCATCGTGGAAACGACAGCATCTGCCGCCTGTGAAGCATAATCGGTGGCACTGTCTGCCCAGTTGGTCAGTCCCTCCTGGAGTCCGGCATTCCAGTTATTACGTAAAGCATCGGCCTTTGCATAATAATCCTGCTGATCGCTGAGACGCTCTTCCAGATATTTTTTATTCAGTTCTTTCTCCTGTTTCCACAGAGCTTCTTCAATTTCTCCGGCCTGATACTGTCTCAGCAGCTCGTTATTTTTCTGCTCAAACGCCTGCCGGATACTCCACATTTCCTGGAGTCGTTCACGCATCCGTGAGCCTTCACCATATCCCAGCAACTGCGCTTCGTCAGATGCCCGGGCACTGGCATTACTGTCCGCCAGACTGCTCTCATACGCAGCAAGCTGCTCACGAATCTTTTTCTGGTCGATGAGTGCTGCATTCTGCAAAAGCGTTTTTTTCTGCGCTTCTGACAGGGTTGATAATTCGCCCTGACTGACCTGATATTTCATCTTAGCCAGTTCAGTATTCTGCCCTGCCAGTGCTATTTGTTCTTTTTGCTGTTTAATCAGCCGTTTATAAATATCTTCTGTTTTTTCCGCTTCGGTCTTTTTATGCGCTTTGGGTTTATTTGCCTGGTTATTTCGCCAGGCATCCAGTGAGTTATTGATATAATTCTGTCTGGCTGTCTGATACGCCTCTCCCACAAAGCCGAGATCATCCGCAGCATAACCCAGGCGGGCACGCTCACGGGCTTCCCCCTTCAGGCGGGACAGAGCCAGTTCGCGCTCACTGTTATTCAGTGCGGTCTGCTGTTTATCATCCAGGGTTGCCTGTGGTAGCCGTAACGGTACATTCACCAGCCCCTGTCGCTGCTGAAGTAATTCATTACCGAGCCCGAGAAGGCGATTAAACTCGGTATGCTGCCCATTCATGATCAACAGGGACTGATACGCTTTGTTTTGTTCCGCGGCCTGTTGACGGATCAACGCCACCCGTCGCTCCTCCAGCCCGGCAAGCACATCCTGAATGGATTGCGCTTTGCCCTGCATTTGTGTGAGACGGGACTGTTCAACTGCCAGTTGATTTGTTGCTTCTGCAAGCCCTTCTGTGACAGTTTTTACCGACGTCATGTGGTTAATCATAAAACCGTTATCGGTTGTCCAGCCCGGGTTTGCCAGCACATACTGATAGCCAGCAATTTTTTCCTGTAAGGATTTAATCTTACTTTTCTGCTCGTCAATTAACCTGTTTTGCTCATCAAGTGCCTGCCGCGTCTTTTCCTCATTATCTGACGCTTCAGGAAGCGACATTGCCGACGTTTTCTGGCGAATTTCGTCGATTGTTGCGGCATACTGGCGTGCAGATTCTCTGGCCTGCTCCTGATTCTGATACATCGTGTACCAGGCCGTCGCCCCCAGCATGACGAGTCCCGGCACACCACCAACCAACCCCAGCGCACCACTTAACAGACGACTCCCCACTGACGTGACAGTATTCAGCGTTGTCTGTGCCGCTGTTCTTGCCGCAATATTACGGGTAAGTGACGCCTGGGCAGCTGTCAGCTTCGCTTCTGCTGCGGCCTGCCTTTCGGTACCGCGAGCAGCAACAACCGCCTGTTGCGCACGATAAACCGCCGCACGCGCCCTGGCGGTTGCTATCCGTGTCCCCCGAAGTTGCGCTTCAGCAAGAGCCACTTCGTTTCTGGCTGCAGTAATTAATCCGGCAGTTGCAGATCCAGCAGACGACGCCATATTGCCAAAATATCGGGCTACCCCGACGGCAACCAGTGCGCCAGCTGCAGCAGCCACGGTATCAATATTGTCTGCAACACCATTCAACACCCCGGTGAGTGTCTTTGTCACTCCGCTTGCCTCGTTCGCACCACCAACCCAGGCCATAAAGGCGTTTTCAACTTTGGTTGCAGAGGATGAAACAGTATCAGGCATTGCTGCATATTCATCACGCAACGCCCCAAGCTGACTAATCAGTGCAGGAACAACCTTATCGGCGGTCAGTTTTCCGTTATCCGCCATGGCCTTCAGATCCTTACGGGCAACACCCATTCCCGCAGCCAGCGCACGAATAACACGATCGCCGTTCTCATTCACAGAGTTAAATTCTTCACCGCGCAGCACTCCCTGCGCCAGTGCCTGACTGAACTGCGTGATCACCGAACTGGCTTCTGCTGTACTGGCACCGGATAATTTCAGGCCCGTGGAGATCGCCTCGGTGACTTTCAGTACCTCCTCAGAACTGTAGCCATACTCCCGCATGGAAGCTGCAGAGCGGGCAAAAAGGCTGGCGTTATCAGAAAACGCCGTTCCCGTTCTCTGGCTGATTGCCATTAATTCACGTTGTGATACCTGAAAATCATCACTGGACTGTGAAGCCTGCTTCAGACGGGCATTTACTGAATTCCACTCATCGGCGAGAGAAATAAGATGACCGGTAGCAAAAGCTCCGGCAAATGCACCCGCCATATTCAGTGCCGAAGATTTAGCTGTATTTATCTGATCCGTCACTTCTGCCAGTGCACGCCGCATTTCACGGGATGCAGCAGCGGACTGCCGGCCTCCGTTCTGCATGGTACGGTAGTAATCCTGCCCCATACGCGAAGCCCGGGAGATCTCTGACTGGAATGACCGGGAATTTGCCGAGATTTTAATAATCAGTTCACGTAATGTCGCCACACTCATTCTCCGGACGAAAAAAACCGCCGAAGCGGTTATGTTGACTCACTGAGACACTATTAAAAGCGCGTTTTCCAGTCCGGCAAATGGATCTGAGACGCCTTCTGTCTGCTCTTGTTCCCACTGAAGAAGCGCATCATTCAGTGGGACTTTGACACCCTGCGCACCGTAAACCGCAGAAACTATCTGGGCAGCCCGGATATCAGCCCGCTCGTCACCCAGCGGGCTGAACCTGTCAAATTCTGCCCACATCATGATTTCTGATGCGGACATTTCCCGGCGTAACTCTGACAATGTGCGCCCCATCCTGAGCGCCAGCATCATCAGAAAACGCATCCCCGGAAGCTCTACTTTTTTTTAACCTCGCCGGCATCACTGATCAGTTCCAGAGACTGCCGAAGAAGCCGCGCATGCACCGGGCCATACACGGCAATCACCTGTTCACGATCATCCTCTGAAAATACAGGTTGCAGTCCGGTATCACACAGAACATCAATGAACAGTTCAACATCTGCCTCCAGATTTCGGCGGGCGCGCTCCGCAACGGATAACGGTGTCTCATCATCTTTTGCTTTAACGATCTCCTGCCAGCGCAACCAGGCTTCTGCAGAAGGTTCCCGTAATACAACCGTTGCCCCTTCCCATTCAGGCACATCAACAGTTTTATGGCGAAACCCCGACATCGTTGCCAGTGCCAGATTGCGGATATTTTTAGTCATCACATCTATCCTCATTAACTGACGGTAACAGTGCAGGAAGTGGAGGTCACCTTGTTAACAGGGCTTGCTGAATCAGAAATCTCGCAGGTATACGCACCGGCATCACCTGATGCTGCTGATGCCTTACTGAATGTTGCCGCCGTCTGTCCGGAAACAGGAGAACTACCTTTCTTCCAGACATAAGAATAAGGCGGCACACCACCGACAGCCTCAACCACCATTTCGAGTTTCGCTCCGGCAGAAACCTGCAGCGTGCTGTTTAAATCGACCTTCACTTTCAGCGGCTCTGTCGTCAGCACAGGTTTACCTTTCAGGCGCAGGGAAAACGTTGCAGCCACAACACCATTGGTTCCTGCAGACCAGGTATGCTGACGCACCTCTGCCATAAAGGTAAATCCGTTTCCTGACGGAAAAATAACTTTAAAGCCATACGTGGTGTCATTGTCATAGGCACTGCGCAACGCGTTCTGGGCAGCATTGAGGTAAAAGTTGCCTGACATGGAAATCTCTGACGCGGCACCAAGACCGTTAATATTTTCCTGCTCAACAGAACACAGCGTGGTGACATCAATATCCTGCTTTTGTCCTGCGGTAAACTGCACCTCTTTGATTGTACAGCTCAGGCCAAGATAGCTGGCAGAATCCAGGGTTTCTGCTGTTACCGGTGCAGACGAAATCATAATTTTCGTCAGTTGCGAACGCTCAAAATTAGAGGACATACTCGTCTCCTGAAAATAAAAAACCCGCCAGCGGCGGGTGGGTAAAATCATTAACGACCTCAGGCTATTACCTGAAATTCAAGCGTGGCTCTGCTCAGACGGGAATCAGGATCATAACCCTGCGTTTTAGAAATAACGGAGGGTGCCAGTTGCCTTACCGCATCAAGCGCCTGCTCACGAATATCATCTGCGTCATCAGGTACTGTCGCCCAGACATCGATCTGCACGGTAATTCTGGATTCAGCCTGACCATCAAGCACATCAGACGCAGTGTCAGACACCACAGAAAATACCAGCCATGGCGGAGATACCGCAGGCTTTCCCTCCGTCAGCGGGACCACATAAGGATAAACCTGTCCTCCGGCCAGCTGAGACAGCAGGGAATACAGTGTGGCCTCCCTCATTTACTTAATACCTCATCAATAGCCTGATTCATTCGCTGTATGGCAACCTGCGCCGCCAGTTCCTCTGTCGTATCAAACGCCGGACGAATGAACGGGTGAGCGGGCATGTTTACCGTTCCCAGCTCCACAAAGCGCCAGTAAAACGCATTTCGGGGATCACTGGCTTTCATGCTGTTATCACTGTTTCCGGTTCGCAGGTTCCGTCCACGAATGTGGACACCCGAGATAATTTCCCCCCGACGCTTTGAACGCTGAGTGAGAACAACCACATTTTTCTTCAGTTTCCCGGTTCGCTCCGGCGCACGTTCAACAACTGCATCCCGCATAACTTCAGCACCGGCACGGGTGGCATCGCGCAGTACCTTATTGTTTTCTGCCCTGCTGAGCGTCTCCAGATCCCGTGCAATATCCGCCAGACCTGAAAAATCAAGACTGAAATCCATCACACATTCCCCTTCTGAGAACAGAGTATCTCAAGCCGTGTGGCACGAGCATCCGGTATCGGCGGACCGTCTATACTCAGAATCGCGCCTTTGAATGCACCAGTCAGCACTTTCAGACATGAAGTTGCTGTTACATCTCGCCGGAATCTCATCCAGACCCTCACTGTAGCCTGAGCAGTTTCTGCGCCTCCGGATATTCTCTCCCTGCCACTGATCCCCTTAACTTCTGCCCATATGGTTGCCCCCTCCGTCATTGTTTCCACAGGGTGCCCTGACGGAGACCGAACGGTGGTGGCATTCAGAATAACCACACGATCACGTAATCTTCCTGCCTGCATGAATCCCCCTATGTTCCGGGATGAAACCGATACATCCGCAGTCCGGTATAGAAAAAATCAGGCACTGCATCCAGCATTTCCCTGTTCTCGTACCAGTAGCCAACCAGTTGCATAAGACGCAGCTTTATCAGCGGTGTTATTACAAGCCCGGTCGTATCCTGCTCAGAAACAGTTTCATCGTAAAGCGTCCGGTTTAAAAACTTTTCAGCCTCTTCCCTGGCAGCAGCCAGATACATCATAAGAAGAGCATTCTCCTGTTCATTGTCATCATCAATCCGGCACTGAACACGAAGCTCTTCCAGAGTGGGCATCATTTGGGCAACCTCTATGAATGCTGTTTTTTAGACTTATCAGCCCCCCGCGCAACAGGTGTTCTCTTATCAGAGACAATCCCAGCTGCAGTGGCAATTTCGCGTACCCGTTCGGGTAATTCTTTATCTTCATACTCACCGGCCCGAATAATCTCAACACGCATACCGTCCGGTGACCATTTCAGATCTTGTTTCAGGATCATGATTCTTTCACCTGTCAGAACAGGGGCGCACTTCTGCGCCCCCTGAATGATTACGCCGCTGCAATCTTCAGCAGTTTGATGGCCTGCGAATCGACCAGCATGCCGCCGGTGCGCTTGGTGGTATAAAAACCGACAAACGGTTTATTGGTGTACGGGTCACGCAGAATGCGGGTACCGATACGGTCAACGATGGTGTAACCCCGTTTGAAGTTACCAAATGCAATGGCTTTCGCATCCGCGGCAATATCCGGCATCTGTTCGTTTTCAGCGATACCGTAACCCGCCAGAGAGGACGGCTGCCCCAGTTCCAGCCCCGGACGCCACAGATAGTTACCCTCTGTGTCTTTCAGCAGACGGATGGCAAACAGGCTGTTGTTGTTCATCATGAACTTCGCGCCAGTGCGGTGTGCCTTTCGCAGCGTGTAAATCAGTTTGATAATGGCATCTGCGGTCACCGCCGTCGCTTCGCCGGATACAATATGCTGAAGTTTGCCGAACGCCCGGACCTTGTCGGTTTCATCAGTGGACTCATACGCCAGGAACCCTTTCGGCTTCTTGGTACCATCACCGGTGGTAAAGGCAATTTCTTCCTGTTCGGCAAATTCGGTTGCCAGCTCGCTGTTGATCCAGGCCTCCACGTTGAAAAAGGCATCATCCAGCATTTTCTGGGTGGCCTGTGGGTTACCGTAGATTTCCCCCATGAAAGGTTCAATCAGGCCCAGTTTTGAGGTGGCAGTCTGGGGGCGCGCGTCAGTCTCGCCAACCCATCCGGAAGCCGTGCCGCCCAGATTCACCAGTTTTTTGTAGTCGGAACCGCCAACGGTGATCACCGTGGCTTCCTGGCGCATCACCACTTCATCTTTCAGCAGGGTGAGAATGTTGCGATCCAGTGCTTCCGGCACGGCATAGCCGCCGTCTTCATCGGTGCCCACCTGCAATGCCTTACGCTCCAGATCGCGCAGACCATCTTCACGGCCTTTACGCAGGAAGCCCACAAACGCTTCTTTATGCTCGGTGGCCAGTTTATTTTGCGCACCACCTGCCGGACGTTTCAGCTCAAGCAGCTCTTTTTCAAGATCGCTTTTGAGGTTTTCCAGCTCGCTGAGTTTCCCGTTCAGGGTTTCCACCTGTCCGGCAAGTTTGCCTTTTTCCTGCTCAATCGCATCCACGCGCTTGTCGTTCTTTGCTTTGAAGTCGTCAAACTTCTGCTGCAGCTCCTGCGCGACCTGTTCGACATCTTTAATATCAACCGCCATCGTATTTCTCCTGATTAGAAGTTCAGATTTTTCAGTGCATTCAGTGCAGAGCCCACATCCTCAGCGTCGCGCAGGGACAGTGCGCCATAGCCCCCGGCCATGAATGCTTTGGCCTGGGTACGGGAGAGTCCGACATCACGCAGGACTCTTTCGATTTTTTTCTGTTCGGGGATTTCCCCGCGGGCCAGTGCGTTCTTGACGTCGCTGATCCGCGCCTCGTCGTTAGACGGGAACGTCACCAGGCTGACTTCCCAGAGGTCGATTTCTTTCAGCAGAAAGGCTTCTTTGCTCCGGTCGTATTCCCAGTCTTTCAGGACGTACCCAATAGAAAGGCCGGTTAACGAACCGGCCTTCATGTGTGCATGTGCGCGTTTTGCGAGGGGATCATCATCAATAAGCAACCGTCCCCTGACGTAAAGCCCGACATCGTCTTCCTTCATTTCGGTGTAAACACCGATGGGCTCATCCATGCGGTGCTGCCAGAGCAGCGCAGGTAACGCTTTTCTGTCACTCCACGCCCGCAGGGAAGCAGCAAATGCCCCGGACATCACCACATCATCGTGGCTGTCCTTTACACCAAAGACGGAGCCATACCCTTCAAACTCACCGGAGTCACTGACAGATTTCAGACTCAGCGGTACATCAAGACGTTGTTTCGTCTGCATTGGCGTTATCCTTCTGCTTACCGGCTTTACTGCCATCGGAGGGTTTCGTGGTCATGTTCATCGGTGTGAGATAGACATCCCCACCGGGACGCGGATTCATATCTTCCAGGTCGCGGCAGTCATTGGGAGAGTAAATTCCCCAGTTGATCCCGGTGGCGTAGGCTTCAAAACGGGACTTCATATCCCCGCGCAGTAACGCCCCGGCGTTAAATTTGGCGTAATAAACGCCCTGCTTACTTTTTCGTACCAGTCCGGTGTTGATCCGCTGTTCGATGCGGGTCAGATACGGCACCAGTGAATAGTTGATAAATCCCAGCCCCAGCTCTTCGATATTGTTGAAGGTGGCGCGATCGGTGTTCTGCACCATGTGCAACGGCACCCGGAACAGACGACAGATTTCTTCAAGCTGAAACTTGCGGGTTTCCAGGAACTGGCTGTCCTCGGCGTTCAGCGCCATCGACTTCCAGTCCAGCCCCATCTCAAGGATCATCGGGCGGTGAGCATTGCCAAGCCCGGTGTGACGCTCCTCAAAATCTTTCTTCAGGCGCTCATAAGCCTGATCCGACAGCGTCTGTTCTGTACGCAACACACCGGACGTCACTGCACCATTGCTGAACAGTCTGGCCCCGTGCTCTTCGGTCGCTGCTGCCAGCGATATTGCCTCGCGGGCATAGGCGATGGGATTCAGTCCCACCAGACCGTCCAGCGTCAGCGTGCGCACATGCCAGATATCTTCCTGGCTCAGTACATCCGTGGAACCGTCCGGGAATGTGACCTGATAGACCGGCTCCCAGCGACTGTTAAGCTTCGGTACCACACAACCGGGATCGACGGGCAGCAGTTCAGCCACTTCGCCAAATGCTTTCACTTTGTAGGCGTAAAAGTTTCCCCTCAGGCACAGACAGGTGACCACCAGCTCCCAGAACTCCTGCGGCGTCATATAGCCATTGGGATGCGTGGAGATCAGCTTATGCAGACGTTCGCCGGTGGCCCTCTGTTTCAGGCTGCCGTTCAGGTGATACAGATTGCAGGGCAACATCCCGACCGACTCTGCCAGCACTCTGACGCAGGAAAAAACCGCCGTCAGTCGCATGGCCCGCTGACTGCTGATCTGCTTTCCGGTATAGGTGTCGTAAGACAACCCGATGGCATCCGCCAGCTCTGCTGGCGTGGTCACCGGCGCGTCACTTTTTCGTTGAAATAATCCCGAAAAGAACACTATTTACCTCCGCCGACAGACGGCTGTGTACGGTCGAGATATCGCGCCACCAGCCACGACCAGAACAGGCACAGCACCCCGGCAACAACAAAACCCGCCGGGGGATAAATCAGCCAGGCACCATACGCCAGCAAAAGCGCACCCAGCACGCCCACCAGTGGCGCGAGAATTATCAGAAACATAATGACCTCGGTTAAAGCGAGCGGATGCCCACGCTGACCAGATGTTCAGACAGATCCAGCTCCGGTTCACCACCATTGACCAGCATCCGGCTCATTGCTGTAAACATCGCAACAGGGCCGTCGATTTTGGCTTCCAGCGTGGATTTATTCGGGAAGATATTGTCGTTTTTGTCCGGTTTTACCGTAACGTTAGACATCATCCAGTTCATGACCGGATGATTGCTGTGATGGAAACGCCCGGCATAGACCAGTGATTCCGTTTCCTTCATGGCCTCTGACAGATTGCGAACCGTCTGCGGAACCTCCACCAGCGGTATCCCTTCTTCAGCCAGTGCCAGGCTGAACTGCATCGCGCTCCACGGGTCAAATCCCAGTTCCCTGAGGTTTTCACCACCAATCCATTCCAGTAAGTCACTTTTTATCTGAGCATGATCGATAACATCACCATCCGTCAGAATCAGCTTATCCATCTCCGCCCACTTCCGGTAAAGTTCTGCCTGCTGCCGCGAGCATCGTTCCAGCCGTCCTTCCGGAAGCCAGAATTTAAAATCGGCATGAACATGTCCGTTATCGGTTCGCCAGAGTTTTGCCGCCGCACAGATATCAATCTTATGAGCAAGGTCTACACCGACCCACATGGGATATGTTTTCAGCTCATGCTGTGGAGCAATGTATTCGCACTTCTCCCACTTAATCATGTCCATCCAGGCAGATTCGGCAGTGACCCACACATTCATGTGTTTCGTGAAAAAATTCACCCGCGCAGAGACCTGCTCCTTCGCTTTTTTCGCCAGGCGACGCAGATCATCCCAGCGTTTACAGATGCCCAGGCCAGGATTCGCTTTCTGCCAGACCGTTTCATCAAACGGATCATCTCCCTCATCAAGCGTGTAAATGATCGCAAAGTAAGAGTCGTCTTTTACCGCGCCCTCCACGTCGCTGTTATAGCCTCGCAATACCTTGATGGCGTAATCGCGTTGCTCGTAACAAATCCCTTCCTTGTTAAAGCCCGCCGTGGTGATACCAAATAACAGGGACTGTAGACGGGCACCGGTTGCAGTTTCCAGAACGTCCCACACGTCGCGGGTTTTATGTGCATGCAGCTCATCAATAATGGCGCAGTGGATGTTCAGACCGTCCAGGTTGTTTGCATCCGAGGAAAGCGGTTCAAATTTTGATGCGCTCTGCTCCTGGTAAATCGCCAGCTTGTTGAAATCAAACAACCGCCCGAGTGTCGACCGGGCTTTTCTGACCATATTTTTGGCGTCTTCAAACACGATTCTGGCCTGGTCACGCGTGGTTGCGGCTGAATACACCTCAGCTCCGCCTTCACCATCTGCCCCCGTCATATACAGGCCGATACCCGATGACAGAGTTGATTTTGCGTTTTTACGGGCGACTTCGTTGTACGCCGTCCGGAACCGGCGCACCATCACCGGACGTCCGCTGCCATCGCTGCGCATGACAACTTCCCCGGTCTCTTCATTGACCAGCGGAATGACAAAACCAAAAATATTAATGAGGATAAATACATGCCAGTCCATCAACTCAATGGACTGGCCTGCCAGCGCCCCTTTTACATGAGGCACAAATTTGTAGAAATTCAGGATGTGCTGAGCACGGGGTTCACTGAAATAAATCCCCCGCTCTTCGCCGTACTTCAGATCATCAAGAAAACGCTGGCAGGCCAGGCGGACAAATTCGCCAGCAACAATTTCTCCTGCAACAACACGTTCGGCGTAGCGGATCCCGTCAGCCACTTTTGCCATCAGTCTCTCGCTTTTAAAAGCTCCGCCAGCGGATCAACATCATCCGGTCCGGCGATATTTACTTTAGCCCGGCTTGCCGGTGACATACCAAACTCTGCAAGCATTGCCCGGATCCGCTTCCAGGCATCCGCTTTCATTGCCGCCGCGGGGTGCGCCTTAATCAGTACATCACCGCTCTGCGTTTCCGTACGGTAGGTATACCCCTCAACATCGAGTGTTTCGCAGTGATGCCGATATTCGGTGTAGGCTTCCACCAGCAACTCGAGCGCACGCGCATCAAGCTGAGAAATGATCCCTTCCGCATTCAGCTCTTCCGCCATTCGCCTGAACCAGTACTTCCCCTGAGCCCCTAAATGCTGCGGAATTTTAGGAAGACCTTTTTCATCCTTTTTAGCGGTTTTTTTGTGGTCATTAACGGGGCGCTTTGAGGGGTTGCCTCGAATCAAATGCAGGCGTGGCGGGGTTTTCGGAGGTCCTGACATAATCGGTCTTACCTATCAATCGTTTGTTCACATTTCCAAAAAAAGTTTTCGAACCTGCGGCGATGTGAGGAAGGGTCAGGCGGCGGTACTGAGCAGCCAGGGTTGCAGAGATTTGACCCGCCCCTCCCCTACAGATGGGAACTGTTATCAATTGATGCGTTCGCGCGCTGTTTTTGCTTTATGACAGGGCCAGCACAGACTCTGCAGGTTACTGTCTGCATCCGTGCCACCATGAGCTTTCGGAATGATGTGGTCCACAGTTCTGGCTTCAACGGCTCTCCCATTGCGCAGGCAGTTCTGACACAGATGATTATCACGCTTCAGTATGCGCGCACGTGTGGCATCCCATTTCGAGCCATAGCCACGCTGGTGGCGGCTCAGTCCGCGTTGATGCTGTACCCATCCTTCGCCACGATGTTTATCGCAGTAACCAGAACTGTCTGTGGTTGTACCTGCACATCCACGCTTACGGCAGGCGCGTGGGATTCGTGATGGCATAAATACCTCATACCCTGCGAAATGTTTACCACGATAAAAAGGCTACTTAATGCACTGAGTGCGGATATATTCCTGCGCCCCTTCCAGTTGCATCTGCATCGTCATCAATCGGTCTCTGAGGGTGAAATAATCCCGTTCAGCGGTGTCTGCCAGTCGGGGGATGGTTGCATTATCCACGCTGGTGGGTCCGGTGGCTTCACGCACGGCTGCGGAGCAACTGGCATTGACCCGCAGGCGCTTACGGCCAGCGGCAACATCAGCGCGCAGAGTTTCATTTTCAGCTTTCGCATTGGCTAATTCTCTCGAGTACTTTGCATCGAGCGCAGCAACATCACGCTGACGCTGCTGCATGTCAGCGATGGTGGCGATCGCCTGCTTCAGCTCACTGACTTTTTTATCACGTTGTTCTTTGTAGGCGATGGCGTTATCACGGTAATGATTGACCGCCCACGACAGGCAGACGATAGTGCAGATAACCAGAGCATAAATAATCGCGGCGACTCTGCTCACTGATCTATTCCCCAACAGGCTAATGCGCTTTCCTGGTCACGACGAATAACCTGACCGTAACAGTTATTTGAACGAATGCGGCAATCACGGCCACCGTCCTTAATCCACCAGCGAATCGCCTCGCATGCACCTTTACGATCACCAGCATTCAGCCGCTTATAAAACGTCGACGGAAAACACTTACCGGGGCCAATGTTATAGGGACAAAATGACGCGATACCCGCTTTTTGTGGCTCGGTCAGTGGTACTTTAATATTGCGCTCCACCCATGCCAGCGCCTTATCACGCTCAATGGCGTTGACCTGGTCGCATTTTTCCTTCGACAGTTTCATACCGGGAAAAACGGGTTTTCCATCCACCATCGTGGCACCCCGACAGATGGTCCAGATGCCGGACCCATCGCGGTATGCCGTTGTGTGGTTACCTTCTTTTTCATCCAGAAACTGGTCGAGAATATCAGGCGCGGGCGCACCGACGGCAATCAGTGCCAGAACGGCAGCCGACAGGCCGTATCTGATTTTTGCGTTCATGGATATTTAACAGGATTTATCGGTTTCTGCCCACGGACAGGTTTATCTGTTCCGGTCAGTGACTTAAGGTTGTGATTCCGGAGGAGTCTTCAGAGAACCAGTAATTCTTCCTAGTAGCTTTCCTTTGTAGGTTATCCACACATTCTGCGCATCTAAAATTACGGGGCGCTTTTCCGGCGACTGCTCATCCCCTTCACATAACCCGGCAGCAACATCCAGGAAGACCTGTCTGATGCTCCTTCTGGCTGCTGCCTCATAAAACTCCAGCGCGGCACCTTCAACACGGCCCAGCGAGATGTCCAGGGCAAAAATTTCACCGTCAAAGCGTTTTTTGTCCCGTAACGCTAAAGTTACCGTAACTTTATTCTCAAAATTGCGGATCCCTTTCACAATCAGTTCATAGTTTTGAGTCATTGAATTACTCTCCCCGTGCAGCCTTACGCTTGTCTTCTCTGATTTTGAAGTACAGATTTGTCAGATAAGTCAGGAAGCCCAGAACCAGACTCCCCAGTACACCAATCGCAGCCCACTGTGAAGGACTGACCTGATCAAGCCACTGTAAAAACCAGTAGCCAGCACTGCCTGCGGAGGTGCCGTAGGCAATGCCCGTTGAAATTTTGTCCATGGATTTCATAGCCTCACCTCCGCAAATAACGGATGGCGTAGTTTTACACTGAGAAATGAAAGGGATTTGAAAAGAAAAACCCGCAAAAGCGGGCGAAACGATATATACAGAAAGGAAAGCACTCTATCCAACAAACCAACCACAGTTAATCGGAATAAAAGCAGAGTGCTTATGAATGATCGCCTGCCCGAAGGTTAGTATTTCTGCACAGCAATTTTGCAAAAAAAGGCGATCATTCATAACTTAAACGTCTTTCAGTCACTCCGGGATTTCCCATCATCGCAGACTGAAAGACTCTAACTGGAGCGGGCAGCGGGAATCGAACCCGCATCATCAGCTTGGAAGGCTGAGGTAATAGCCATTATACGATGCCCGCATATGGTGCCGACTACCGGAATCGAACTGGTGACCTACTGATTACAAGTCAGTTGCTCTACCTACTGAGCTAAGTCGGCACTGGACCGCCACCGGGGACTCGAACCTCGCACACTCAACTTAAAGGGTTGACGCTCTTTCCTGATGAGCTAGTGGCGGTTGGTGGCCCTTGCTGGATTTGAACCAGCGACCTGGCGATTATGAGTCGCTCGCTCTCACCACTGAGCTAAAGGGCCGGGCGCAGCATAATAACGTTACGAAATCAATGTTGCAAGCATTCAAAAATCACCTGGTTAAAAATCACCCTTACCTCCTCCACCAGCGCATTCACCATGTCTATCCGAGATAAGTGGCATAAAAAAACCCGCTTGTGGGCGGGTTTTGTTTGCTTTTGCCATCACGTACAAAATCGGCAAAATATCAGATTTGCATGAAATATATGCCTTTCAATCTACTTTTGCAACACTTTGCTTTGAAAATGCCGCCTTTTGTTTTGAACGTGTTCTCATTACAAACAATAAAGCCTCACTATCCAGTCGGTGAAAAATGTGTTTCATTGCAACCCAGTGACGAGTAAATGTTTTGGACCAGTTTTTAGTTGTCACTCCCGCCAGTAATGCCAGCTCCTGGTATTCATAACCTTCCCCACCAAAAAGTTCTGCTTTTACTGCCTGCGCCGCCAGCCAGATTAATTTTTTCAGGCGTTCCTGCGTTTTCCCTGCAATTTTTCTGGTACCGGATTGAGTATTAAATTCATTCCACGCCCACTGTGTTATCGCGATCTGATATTCCCAACAAATACTCCCGCTGTAACACCACAACAACCAGGCTTTATGATGTTCTTCAAGAGACAGAACAGCCCGCCGCCACGATGATGTCGAAAACTCAACCGGACTGACCAGAGGAATTGACGTCCCCTTCGCCAGCGATTGCTTTCCCGGGATTGGTGGATTATCCCGCGTTATCATTTTTCCAGTCACTTCATCGCGGTACCGGATTTTTTTACGCCTGTAACGCCCTGTATCAAACATGGCATTCTCCTGCCAGGCCTCAAGCTGCCCTTTTGTTGATCCACTCAAATCGGCGGTGGCAATCATGAGTTGCTCACGAACAAACTGTAAATACTGGTTATTCATGCGTACTCCAGTTCTGTGATTTTTATCCCCAACCGCCCACCAGGAACAAGCTGACCGCGCACAATATTAATTTCATCAAACTGCTCGTCGTCTATGAGCAGCCCCGCATGCGTCAGTGCATCCAGTGGTGCCTTCAGGATATTGTCCAGGTCACGACGGCGCTTATCCGGTGGCTCTGCAATAATTTTTATTGCCAGCCTTCCGGACAGGTTTAATTTCAGTTGCTGCTGGCGAACAATAAGCGCCACATCACGGCGATAACGCTCACCGACTTTTGATACAAAATATGTGCTGCCACGACGCCGCCAGTAGGTGTTCACCGTTGGCGGGTAAGGCAAAACAAACTCTATACGCATCAGTAACCTCTTTTACCCGAGCACGCCGGTTGCAAAGGCGTGATCAAGAAAACGAAAAATTAAATCAATCTGGGAACCATGCTTTTCTTCGAACGCCAGCGGATCCGCATGAAGCTCGTTGTGATGCTCCCGACACAGCGGTAGCGTGAAAATATCGTGGGCCTTTGTTCCCATCCCTCCCTGACCGTGACCAATCAGGTGATGGGGATCGTCGGCTGGCTGACCACAACACGCACACGGCTGTGTCTTCACCCAGCTCGTATATTTCTCATTTACCCAACGGCGACGTTTAGGTCGCCTCATGAAAGATTCCGGAGACTCCGGATCAACGGTAATGCTGACCACCGCCTTTTCCTGTGCTGGGTTCTGTGGCTGGTGGGTGTGAAGCAACGGCGCAAGATTTTTTGTGCGCTGCTTCAGTATGCTGGTGGCGGTCTGCTCTCCCGGTACGATGTCGCTTTCACGGTACATTGAGCGGATTTTTTCCGCACGCAACCCCAGCGAACGACGTAATACCGCTTCCGGTAGCGCGTCCGCCACCTGATTGCGGACCGCCCACCAGGATAATTCAGCCAGAGATAATTCACGCTCCTGCGTACCGCTTATTGCGTGACCGATGACGTCAATCATCCATGCTGACAGGTTTTGATGAGCAAGTTGCCCGAGTGATTCGGATGTCTGGTCACGCAACTGGTTGTCGCAGTGCCAGCACAACACCATCGCGCCGGTACCGTAACGATGTATGACGATTTCACTGTGATGATAGTCACCATGAGGCCACTGGCAGGATTTGACATGACGCAACAGCCAGTCAGACAGTGCCCCAGCGCCGCCAGCAGCACGAATCACCCGCTCATCGCTGAAAAATGGCAGTAATGATTTATCCTCCGCCAGCGGCTGGCGAACGGCAGGGACGACTCCGGACGGCAGACCGCGCATGCTTTTCGGTTCAGGCTCCACCAGCACTCGAGGGTTATGAAATACTTGCATGGATTCACGGCCCGGCCTAAGGACCACCAGCCCGAGTTCCGGTACCAGAACAGGTCGAAGTAATATCCGCACGTTACCTCCAGATCCGTTGCTGGTATGTGCGGGATGGGCGCGGTGGGCGTTCGGAATAAGGGAGCCTGACATAGATTATCCAGTGACGATAATCGAGGCTGAGGGCTTTCTTAATCTCGTATCCGCGTCTGCGATAGTTATGAATTAGCCATTCGGCCTGTTCTTCAGTACATGGGTCATGCTGGAACCAGTCAGATTTGAAAGTGCGGGAACGCCGCCCGTGCCTGCTGGCAAAGACGGCAGAATCATCAGAATTGTGTAATTTGGTATCGTGCGCCATCGGTTGTCTCTGCTGGCGCAGCAGGTGCCAGTTGTTCAGGCTGGCGTGCGAATTGTAAACCAGAATGCCAGGAAAAAACAAAACCCGCCGAAGCGGGTATGCTAAAACAAACTGAAAGTAATATACCGGACTTGTAAAGGAACGATAGAATAATTATTGGATTAAACCCTGACTCAATCCAGATTTCATAGGCAACAACTACGGACTAATCATCACAGTCATGTTTGATAGACTTAGTCCACATTGGGTGAGGGTTTACGGCGTTTTCACTAATAATTTATCGTCCAAGCTATACACTACTGCCCTGTTTTAACGAAGTTTTTAAAGGAAACAACTGCCTGATAGGGGTTTGGTTGACAGCCAAACATATTATCGCAAAAAGGCTTGATGAAAATTCTTGAGGATCCATCTTCATTTGGCATTTTACTCACTTGATAAGCGAGGAATGGACTATTTGGAGAGGGATTATAAGTGGAAATTAGCGTGTCTGTCGCCGTTTGAATTTTCCATGAGGAATTATTAGCCAACCAGAATTGCGCTCGTTTCCAATAAAAGTCACATTGCTTTTCATCATTACATGTTAGTGGCTTCATTGCTTCTGCTTTCAACGCTGGATCGACCTTTGCTGCACACCCTCCCAACATTACTGTTGCAATCATTACACCTGCGACTAAAACAAGTTTCTTCATCTCCCTGCCCCATCAATAAAAGTTCGGTTCTCTAATAACTAGAGTTAATCAACGGAAAAAACGCCGAAGCGGGTTAAGTGCGGGTGCGTTGAGGATGCCTGACACATCAGAGGTGGCGAGGGATTTCTCCCCCGCCAGGTCTCTTACTCCTCAGGTTCGTAAGCTGTGAAGACAGCGACCTCCGTCTGGCCGGTTCGGATTCGTACCTCGCAGAGGTCTTTCCTCGTTACCAGTGCCGTCACAATGACGGTTAAACAGATGACGATCAGGGCGACTAACATCGCCTTTTGCTGCTTCATAGCCTGCTTCTCCTTGCCTTTCGGCACGTAAGAGGCTAACCTAGATTTGCCGTTCATAGATTGAGCCTCAGATTAATGTTAAGCGTCTTGCAGGACGCGTAATGTTAACTGGGGCTTTTCTCTATCTGCCTTTGGTGTTCATGCCTGAGACAGATAGCCTCAAGCACCCGCAGCCATTCTACTTAACTCCCGTTACCTCGCCAATATAAAATCAATCAGAAAGGCGATCCATAAGAACAACAGCAAGACAATAAATTGCCATTACAGCTGCAATAGCCAGCGCACATTTGAGAACCAGCACGACAACCTCCTGTATTGGACGTACACCAGTCCTGATAAATATGAGGCTGTCTCATCATTGATGAGATACAACTATTGGGTATAGTTTCTGTGATTTTGTTCTGTAGAAATGGAACACAACAACCAGTCACCACCAGCACTTCTTTAAATACGCCAAGTCCGACGCAAGCTAACCTTCTAGTCCGCTTTGAGCGAAAAGCGGACATTCCTGTACAAAGCATGGCGTTGGAATACAGTAAGATCATTGATTAATAAGTGAGTCGAATCAGAACAGTAGCCAATGAAACAAAAAATTCGCAAACGTAACCAAGACTGGATATCAAGGCAATTGAAACGTGCGCAAAAGAGGAAATGCCGTTAAGTTTCTTTATTAACTTTCCCTCAATATGAGCAACTGCTTGTAATGGTGTGCGCCTTAAACGGCATGGTCGTCTCAAGCCGGACTGGAGTCGCGCATTGTTTCATTAGGGTTGGGGAGAAGTGCCTATTGTTGGGCAAAAAGTAGTGTTTACTGGTTTGAGGGATTTGATAAGGAGCAATTGCCTGTTGAATGGGGGGCGCTGTGGGAAGATGCCTGAATATATTGGTTTTGATTTGATCTCACAGTGCAACACACAATCAACTCTTACAGTCTGCTGTGAGCAAAAATTGCACATTTCTAACAGCCTTCCGTGTGAATCAACGAGGAGCAGGTCACTGGCACAGAGGGGACGTTTAACCCCGTCCGGCCTCCGCTGAATTGGCTGCCAATTCCGTCCGGTCGTACCTGCCTGAGCCGTCTACTTCAGTAAAAACTGAATCAGCATAGCAAACATATATACTGTCGCTGCAATTTGTATTGTTCGCACTCCCCATCTGAGATATCGCCATTTATGACGTTCTCTGGCATCGGCTTCTTCAATGGTGGATTCAGTATGCTTTCTGCTCTTTGTCCTGAATGGATCAATTACCCATAGGGCAAGAATAAAGAGAACGATTGTTTTCTGAAGTATGGGATGATCCACGAAGAGTGACTCCGGCCTGCTCGCTGATACAATCAGAATAGATGAACAATCCCGAAATAATCAACACTAAATGTATGGCAATTATTTATTTTCGTCCTGGCTGGACTTTGTGACCTGCTCCCAACAAATTAACATAGCACAATGTAAGCAAGTTCTGCTTTTGGCACAAAGCGGACAACCACGCTAGCTCTACCCTGTGCCACAAAATGTCAATTTGCATCTGAACTAATGCACTTTAATCTCGTCACTTCAATAAATACCGAACATCCCCCTGATAAAACGACAATATGCGCTGCATAACTTCGCTCTTCCGGCACTCGCGACAGATTATGTTTAGGCGACTGTCGTAGCGACGTATTTCTCCGTCAGGTAATGACCAGATAAGGTCCGGATCAACCACAACCGGTTTCTTCAGCTTTGCCCTCGATAATTTTTTGCGGGCATTTTGCCAGTCTTTACGAGCCTGTTCAGACGGGAATAACCCGTAACCAGAGTTGTATACATCGCCACTGGCAACCAGCTCTCTGGCCAGAACGCTCATCAGATATCTTGTTGCCCCAGTTTTAGCTTCCAGTTGTCGTAACGTCTCGCGCCCACTCTGGCGTACGAGTTCAAGAACCTGCCCTTTAATTTTTTCCCGCTCTTCTTGTGTAAAAACTTTTGCCACAAGCCCTCCTGAAAATTACCTCATGACCAGAAATTAACACTTACCCCCTGAAGCCCGGCGGAATTTCGTTATCCGGTTCAGAAATATGATTCACACAACGCTGGTTGTTCGTGCCGCTTACCGGGAGCAACCAGGGGTTCTCAAAATTCCGGTCCGGTCCAAAAAACGTCGTCGCTCGCTGAACAAATTCCGTTCCCGTTTTCCCGGTAGCCGCCAGGTATCTTGCGTAACGCCTCACGCCATCCAGCATGGCCTCTGGTGGCACCCCCTCGCGTAATCTGGCCTTCCAGGCACTGAAAGCGGATTTCTTCGGGTTTGCTCCGGCACGCAACGGGTACTCCCGCCAGACCTGTTCGAACACATCCGGATAATCCACTCGTCCCACAGACTGCCCGGTGTTTTCCGGGACTACCCGATCGGCTTCCCGCTGAATGGCGGAATCGGCTTCAGGCTGCTGCAGTTGGTGTGATTGCTCCGGCCTTGCGGTCATCACCTGCTGCACAGCGCCCGAATCGGCTTTCAGCGCATACGCTGAATCGGCTTCCGGTGTCGTGCCTGCTGGCTGACCAGGATTGACGGTCTGAACATCCCCTGCCTGGTTCGTGGCGTTTTTTACGCCATGGACCATAGTGTTTTGATCTTCTTGATCTGTATCTTTCTCTGTATCTGTATCTGTCGTGACTTGTCGTGACATGTGCGTGACATTTCGTGACGCGCCGTGACAATCGCCATTTTGTTCCCGCTTTCTTTCCCTCTCTCGCTGCGCCCTCTTGCGCTCTGCAGGAGATTTTGCGGTTTGCGAAATATTGCCGTTGTCCTCTTTAAGCACCTGGCGTTTTTCCCATCCAGTGATTAAATCACCATCAAGTACCCGCCCCTGCATCGTCTGTAAAATTGAATCAATTACCTCTTCTGTCACGTCGAGCGCACTTGCCAAATCTTCTGTCGTGACATCAATGTGACCTCGCGTGACATTTCGTGACGCGCTCACCAATAGGTGGATATACACTGCCATCACTGTTGCAATTGGCTGCCCTGACACCCTGGCAATTGTTCGCCACTTAGGGTCATTTGGCATGTCATGCCATAATCTGAGCCAGGCGTTAGCCATACTCACCTCTTTTGATACCGAATCTTTTTACTCACAAATTGCCGGAAGTGATCCGGTATGAATATTGCGAGTCAATGCACAGCCACAATATTTCCTGCAGGGCCACCTCGATTCATCTGGTTGAAACCAGCGATCGCCACTGCGACAAAATCATCAGCGTCTCTCACCAGTCGTTCCCGCGTCTCCACCAGTTCCCGAAAATAGGCTGAGCTATGGCTGCGCATTCGGGCCACCAGCAGAGGTGGCATTGCTTTTTCGATAGCTGGTAACAACGCCTGAATTTTTTTAACCGCATCAGGGGTGTCTTTCTCCACCCAGCGGAAAATTTTCTGAGTATTGCGAGCCAGGGCTTCCGGATGGCTGTCGTCATACAGTTCCGGGAACGTCATTCCCAGCTCGAAATACGCTTTGGTAATTTTCGCAGCCGGTACTTTTTCGCCGTCCGGATGCGCCCAGGCATTCATCGCCATGCGGATATGTTCATGTTTGATTTTCATGAATCACTCTTCCTTTTGTCCCGGGTGGTATCCTTCTTTTTGTAAAGCTCTGGGTTCAAAGATAATTTTCCCTTGGAGTATGCAGCAGCTTCCGCAGCTCTCCCTTTAGGAACTATTTCACCGGGGCGCTTACGCCACATGTAAATAGCTTCGCGGGTTATCCCATAAAAATCAGCGACCCTCTGAACAGAGCCAAAAAACTGAACAAGTTCATCAACTCGCATTTCACTCTCCTAAAATCTAAGTATTTTTAGATTACAGGATAATTTTTTTTAGGTCAATGCAATCTAAAATAATTTATATTCAACTCGCGGGAGAAAATGATGGAAAGCCTTGGCATCAGGCTTAAGAAACTCAGAAAAGATAAGGGACTCACCCAAGTAGAACTGGGTAAGCTTTCAGGCGTGACTGGGGTTACTATAGGGTACTGGGAGAAAGATCTAAACGAACCCGGCAGCAAAGCTCTAAGTAAGTTAGCCCAGGCATTAGGAACTACTGAGTCCTATCTCCTGTATGGAGTATCGTCTCCTGAACTATCTTTTGTGCAGAGCAATCCAGGCACCAAGATCCCCTACTTTTCGTGGGGTGACGCGATTTCTTTCCTAATCTTAGAAGGAGAGAAAACAATGGGAAATGTCGATAGGATCACCACATTCTTTGATGTAGTGGAAGGTGATTTTGCCGTTTCAATGCCTGATGACACTATGCATAACCCCTCAGGGTCGCCAAGTATCCCGGTTGGTGCCACTGTGATCCTAAGACCAGGAGAGAGTTATAAAAATGGCAGTATCGTCGCTGTAATAGTTCCAGATCCACTTACAAATGAACCGTCTATGACTATAAAAAAATTAGTTATTGATGGAAAACTTGTGTATTTAAGCCCTCTCAATCCGCGCTATCAATCATCCTTGCTTACGCCAGAGTGTAAAATTGTTGCCGTAGCAAAAGGTGTGCAGTTCAACCTATAACCCTGCCATGTCCTTGAACTTAAGGTCGGTTATGCCGACCTTTTTTTTAAATTAATTTAGATTCCCCTTGACTATAAAACTAAATACTTTTAGATTTATTACATACCAACCCACCCCGCCCCACAGAACGCCGGGCAATACTTCGAGTTACCAGGCAGTGGTCAGGGGTTAAGTAGCCAGCCCGAGGCGTAAGAACATGACGGCAGGGTTCAACTTTAATAACTATGCAGCAGGTTTTTGTTCCGCTACCCCGGCGTTAAGGGGAAATGAGGTCAACATGGATACTATCGATCTTGGCAACAACGAATCTCTGGTGTACGGCGTGTTTCCAAACCAGGACGGCACGTTCACCGCAATGACGTATACCAAAAGCAAAACGTTTAAAACCGAAAATGGTGCCCGTCGCTGGCTGGAAAGAAACTCAGGTGAGTGATATGGATTTCGACACAATCATGGAAAAGGCTTACGAAGAATACTTCGAAGGCCTTGCCGAAGGCGAAGAAGCTCTCAGCTTCAGTGAGTTTAAACAGGCGCTTTCCAGCTCGGCAAAATCTAACGGCTGATAAGCGAAGCAGCACCGCGAGGAATCAGTATGCAGAAACGAGAACCCGTCATCATCGCGCCAGACTATACCGATGATGAACTTTATGAGTGGATGCGCCAGAAAATTAATGCAGCGCAGGATCTGAAATGGGCCAATGAAGCCAGGGCTAAGCAGGCTGAAAATCTGTCCGCTCTGGAGCAGGATATCACCAGGCTGGAAAAAGCAGCAGCATTAAGCATTGCCAGAATGATTACATACCCGCGCTAATAGCTAACCAACGAAGCTAAGGTTGGTAATTAAGGAGTTCTCCACGGGTGAGGTGGAGTGCGTGCGCCGGACACGGGTGAGCATCCGGTACGTTCTTTAAAAATCTGGATAGTCCCAACTTATTTAAACGGTTAATTATCTTGAGTTCATCCAGAACTTATTATTGCAAGCGGGGCAAAAAGTACGAAAATGAGCATCAAAGCGCATTATTTCCATTGGCTGAAGTACAGATATTACCTTTTTTCCAAAACATTGTGGGCAAAGATGCACAGTTATCTCAGTATCGCCTATAAATTGCTTCTTGGAATATACAAGGGTTCCAGAATCAAGCTTGTTAAGCTTGTAACCTTCCGCCTGTCGCTGAAAATCTTCTGTCTCTGCAATTTTTGCTTTGAGATGCATTATCTCTTCATCACGAAAGCGGATCGCATCGCAAAGAGAGAAGCATTCCGCCTGAAGCGTGATTAGTTTGTTCTGAAGTTCAATAGTTGCGGCTTTAACTTCTGCATCCGTTTTTGCGTCATTAATAACCTTAGCGAGACCAGCTGTCTCCTTTATCGCAGCCATAGCCGCTGACAGTTCTGCTATCACGTTGAGTACTCTTCTCGTTGTTGGGGATATCCGGATTATACAAATTTCTTGTTGTTGGGGAATAACAGGAACCACCTCGCCTGACGTGGTTAAAAGCAGGCACACAACGCGAAAGCGTACGGCGAGGTAGCTGGTTTATAGATAGCCTGTCGTTAAATTTTCGTCGACCGTGCGCTTCCGGTTGTGGCACTCCGCGAAATGGCGCGGCGGTAAGTATGGCGGGGTTATTCCTTCCCCGTTGAGGACACCGGGTTGTCAGGTTGACCATACGCTTAAGTGACAACCCCGCTGCAACGCCCTCTGTTATCAATTTTCTGGTGACGTTTGGCGGTATCAGTTTTACTCCGTGACTGCTCTGCCGCCATTTTTAAAGTGAATTTTGTGATGCGGTGAATGCGGCTAAGCGCACGCGGAACAGTTAAAACCAAAAACAGTGTTATGGGTGGATTCTCTGTATCCGGCGTTAATTGTTAACTGGTTAACGTCACCTGGAGGCACCAGGCACCGCATCACAAAACTCATTGTTGAGGGCGCGATAATGAAAACGTTATTACCAAACGTTAATACGTCTGAAGGTTGTTTTGAAATTGGTGTCACTATCAGTAATCCTGTATTCACTGAAGAGGCCATTAACAAAAGAAAACACGAACGGGAGTTATTAAATAAAGTATGCATTGTTTCAATGCTGGCCCGTTTACGTCTGATGCCAAAAGGATGTGCACAATGAATCCAGTATTTGCACTTATTCTGACGGTTTTTCTTGTTTCCGGAGAGCCAGTTGATATTGCAGTCAGTGTTCACAGAACAATGCAGGAATGTATGGCAGCAGCAACCGAACAGAAAATTCCCGGTAACTGTTACCCGGTCGATAAAGTTATTCACCAGGATAATATCGAAATCCCGGCAGGTCTTTAAAACAGTTCCGTAATAAATATCCAGTTTCATTCTTATATGTCAGCAATGGCAGAGATTTGTTCACCCTTAAATCTGTGATGAGGTTTATCAATAATGAGCACTGATAAAGAAGAATTTGCACTATATTGCGAAGCAAAAAATGACAAAGTAAGAAAACGCCTGGGAATTAAAGGTGGTTTTTACTGGACTACAGCAAAAAAATTATCTGTTGCAATCTCCCGCTGCATTACCGCAATGGATGACAACGATTATGATGAAGACGACTTTAAAAAACCCGTCCGCGTCAATTTGCCCGTTGTTGACGACCTTCCGCCAGAAGGCGTGTTTGATACTGAATTCTGCAACCGCTATGAAAAAGGCGGGAAAGATGGCATCACAATGACATTTATCGGCCCTTCCCCCTCTGTTCAGGGCAAACCAGCTAGCACTGACAATACCAACATCAACGGCGAAGACATGACTGAGATTGAGGAGAGCATGCTTCTGCCTGTCTCCGGTCAGGAACTGCCCATTCGTTGGCTTGCTCAACACGGCAGCGAAAAACCAGTAACGCACGTTTCACGCGACGAACTCCAGGCATTACACATTGCACGGGCTGAAGAACTACCGGCTGTTACTGCCCTGGCTATTTCGCATAAAACCAGTCTGCTCGACTCGCTGGAGATTCGCGACCTCCACAAACTGGTTCGTGACACTGACAAAGTTTTCCCTAATCCTAGTAATTCAGACTTGGGACTAATAACTGCTTTTTTCGAAGCATACCTGGACGCTGACTACACTGATCGGGGTCTGCTGACAAAAGAGTGGATGAAAGGAAATCGTGTTTCACGCATCACCCGCACGGCTTCCGGTGCTAATGCTGGCGGTGGGAACAAAACCGATCGCAATCCGAATTTAGTACACACCCTCGACACACTGGATGTGGAGATTGCAGCAGCCACACTTCCGATGGATTTTAATATTTATGAAATTCCGGGCAGCGTTTATCGTCGCGCAAAAGAAGTAGTCCTGAACAAAGAAAGTCCGTTCAAAGAATGGTCCGCAGCACTTCGTGCAACCCCGGGTATTCTGGACTATTCCCGCGCCGCTATTTTTGCACTTATCCGAAGCGCACACCCTGAATTTTATCACTACCCGGGACGCCTTCAGGGGTATATCAACGCCTATTTGACGGAAACTGATCACGAGAACCCCAGCAAGGAAATTCTCACAGCTGCCCGGCATACGCCGGAAAAAGATATCCTGGAAGAAATTAACCGCGAGGTGGTTACTAAGCGTGAAACAGAAGAAGAAAAACCACAACCATCTGACGCAATGGCAGGTGAACAGGCAACAACTGAAACAATGGAACCGGATACAACTGAACATGGCCAGAACGCGCAGTCGCTGGATGCTCAGTCGCAGGTGAGTTCCGCTAACCAAGTAAAAGTCACCGCTGACGAAGTAAACAAAATTATGCAGGCAGCCAATATCAGCCAGCCTGACGCCGATAAGTTACTTGCTGTATCGCGTGGTGAATTTGTTGAGGGGATTAGCGACCCTAATGATCCGAAATGGGTCAAGGGGATCCAGACTCGCGATTCTGTGAACCAGAACCAGCATGAATCGGAACGGAACGACCAAAAAGCGGAACAAAACAGCCCAAATGCGTTACAAAACGAGCCAGAAACGAAACAATCCGAACCAGTAGCGCAACAGGAACCGGAAAAAGTCTGCACCGCCTGCGGTCAAAGCGGTGGCGGCAACTGCCCTGATTGTGGCGCGGTGATGGGCGACGCAACATACCAGGAAACATTCGATGAAGAGAATCAGGTTGAAGTTCAGGAAAATGATCCGGAGGAAATGGAAGGCGCTGAACATCCACACAAGGAGAACCCTGGCGGCAATCAGCATCACGCCAGCGATAATAAAACTGGCGAGACGGCAGATCACTCAATTAAGGTGAACGGTCATCGCGAAATCACATCCACCAGCAGGACGTGTGACCATCTAATGATCGACCTTGAAACCATGGGAAAAAATCCTGATGCCCCGATCATCTCAATAGGTGCAATATTTTTCGATCCGCAAACCGGAGATATGGGACCGGAATTTAGTAAGACTATCGATCTGGAAACTGCTGGCGGAGTCATTGATCGGGACACCATTAAATGGTGGCTTAAGCAATCACGCGAAGCGCAATCTGCCATTATGACCGATGAAATCCCGTTAGATGATGCACTGTTACAATTGCGGGAATTTATCGACGAAAACTCCGGTGAATTTTTTGTTCAGGTCTGGGGAAATGGAGCCAACTTCGACAACACGATTTTGCGCCGTTCATACGAACGGCAGGGGATCCCCTGCCCGTGGCGTTACTACAACGATCGCGATGTACGCACAATCGTTGAGCTGGGGAAAGCCATAGACTTCGATGCCAGAACGGCTATTCCATTCGAAGGTGAGCGCCATAATGCACTTGATGACGCTCGTTACCAGGCAAAATACGTTTCAGCTATCTGGCAAAAACTGATCCCGAGTCAGGCTGATTTTTAATGTTCAACCGTCGCCAGTTGTCGTTGGTATTCTGCAACTGGCGCGTTCCGGAGTGATAGCCATGAGCGAACAATACCTGATAACGCTCGACGAGTGGAAACCAAAACGGTTCAGTCTCCCAATAACAAACACTACCCTGGTGAAATACGGAAAACTAGGATACATCGTTCCAAGACCACAAAAAATTCGTGGGCGTTGGCTGATAGATCGCCGGGCAGTATTTGTTGGACCTGGTGAAACGGGAATTGCGCCGGAAATTCATACTGGCGATGATGATGCACTGAAGGAGATTTTAACTCATGTCACCGAGGCCACGAAAAAACAGCACTGACGTAACCGGTCTTTACGAAAAGTTTGATCGCAGAACTGGCAGGGTTTACTACCAGTATAAAAACCCTGTGACTGGAAAATTTCACGGTCTCGGAACAGACAAAGGCAAAGCAGAAAAAATCGCTTCCACAGCCAATCAGCGAATAGCTGCAGCAGAAGCTGAATATTTCATGCGCAAAATTGATGAAAGTCCGTCAGCAACAAAACGTCGGGGTATCAGATTAAAGGCATGGGTTGATCGATATCTGAAAATACAGGACGCGCGACTGAAAAATGGAGATATTGCAGCTACAACTCACAAAGAAAAAGCCCGAATGGCTGCATACCTGGTTTCCCGTCTGGGAAACCACCCATTGAAAGAACTGGAAGTAAGAGACTTTGCATTAATACTGGATGAGTGGCTGGATAAAGACATGGTCAGCACAGCGAGAGTAAATCGTGGATTATGGGTTGATATTTATAAAGAAGCACAGCATGCAGGGGAAGTTCCTCCTGGATGGAATCCTCCGGAGGCTACCCGTAAACCGATCCCTAAAGTAACCAGAGCCAGACTCACCCTGGAAGACTGGCAAAAAATTTACAACGCAACGCCTGAAAAACACTTTATCCGTAACGCAATGCTTCTTGCGATTGTTACTGGTCAGCGCCGTGATGACATTTGCCACATGCGTTTTTCAGATGTGTGGAACGAACACTTGCATATCACCCAGGGAAAAACCGGAATGCGTCTGGCGTTACCGCTTACACTACGCTGTGATGCCATTGGGATAACGTTAAAAGAAGTTATTGATGGGTGCCGAGACAGAATATTAAGTCCATACCTAATCCATAGTCGGCACCAGAAACAACCAAAGCCGATGAGTAAAGACAACCTGAGCGACTACTTTGCCAAAGCACGGGATCTGGCTGGGATAATTCCACCAGCAGGAAAAACTCCGCCAACATTTCATGAACAACGCTCTCTATCAGAACGGCTGTACCGTGCACAGGGTATCGATACAAAAACATTACTAGGACATAAAGTCCAGGCAACCACCGATCGCTATAACGATACTCGAGGTCAGGAATGGGTTAAGTTGGTTATTTGA